GACTGGAAAGCACTCTGCCGTGAATTAGTCACTGCTGTCGAATCAAACTGCAAGGAGCACATCATCAGCCACGATCTGAACTGCGCCTACATGAAGGCAGATGCCGCCCTGGCCCAGCCCGAGCCGCAGGGGCCCACGGATGAGGAGCTAGGTAAGTTGCTCTACTACGAGTTCACAACTAGCACGGGGCATGGAGAGCGTGTTGATGCAATGGGGTTTGCCCGCGCCGTCCTTGCCCGATGGGGCCGCCCCGCCATCGAGCCGATGCCGTTGAGCGAGCGGCTGCCGGGGCCGGATGATTGTGGTGCGGAGGGGGAATGCTGGTGGTGGCACCCAGATCACAAAGAAGACGAGTTCACCGAGGGCTGGATGTCGCTCGATCCCAAGTGGGCGGATGGCCACCACGATGCCGACGATTCCCCGGTCTACACCCACTGGCTCCCCCACCACGCGCTGCCGGTGCCGCAGCAGGAGGTGCAGTGATGGCTGAACTCTCCCCCTCCGCTCAAGCGGTTTGGCAGCAATACTGCGGCATTGTTGAAGGCCATGGACCAGCGCGCTTAGGTGTTGCCGCTGCCTTGCGAGCTGCTGCAGATCAAGTGGTGCCGGATGAGCCGCTTTACGGGGGTGATCAGCGCTGGATGTTTGAGCGCGATGCCCGTCAGGCTTGTCGCAAGAAACTCCTCGCAATCGCTGATGAGCTTGAAGCCCAGTAGTCAAGCCCACTATCCACTCAACCAATGACCATCCTCTGCGACTACGAGATCAAAGCGCTGTGCACCGACGGCATGGTGCCAAACTACGACGAGGCATTGATTAATCCCGCCAGCCTTGACCTACGGCTTGGCGACACGATCATGATCGAATCTGCCGAAAACCTAAACATGCGGCCGCTCAGCATTGCGGGACGCACGGCAGAAAATCCTTACGAGCTGAAGCCAGGGCAATTCATCCTTGCGCAGACGGTTGAAGTGTTCCACATGCCAGAAAACATTGCCGGCCTGTTCTTCCTTAAGTCAAGCCGCGCGCGGGAAGGCTACGAAAATCTGCACGCCGGTTACGCAGATCCTGGATGGCATGGCAGCGTGCTGACCTTGGAACTGAAGAACTCACGTCAGATCTTGCCGCTGCCGCTTTGGCCTGGCTTAAAGATCGGGCAGATGGTGTTCTTCCGCATGAGCCAGCAGCCGGTGACTAGCTACAGCGTCACAGGCCATTACAACTCAGATCTCACGACGACGGCCTCGAAGCAGTTCCTCAGCGGCATCTAGGTGCCACTGCTCTAGACCAGTCCGCAACGCTGCCGACGCCTCTTGCGCAAGCCAGTGGATTTGAGACCGCTGGCTTGCTTCTTGCTCGGCTATCAACAGCGCATATTCCAGCAGTCCTGCCCAATCTGCTGCAGCATGTAACGCACGCAGCTGCGCAGCATTGGCAGCGCCGTGGAATTGTGCTTCCATTGTATGCACTAACGGATTTCCCATGTCTGACGCTATTGGCGACTACTTGAACAGTATCGCGCGGTATCCACTTTTAACACCGCAACAAGAGATACAACTTGGCCGCCGTGTCGCAAAGTGGAGAGAATTAAAGGATCTTGAAAGACCTTTAACAACACAAGAACGCCGCGAACTGCGCAGCGGCGAACGCGCGCGGCAAAAGTTCATGCAATCCAACCTGCAGCTTGTAGTGCATGTTGCACGCAAGTACAGCAGGCGCAACACACAAACGCTTGACATGCTGGATCTGATCCAGGAGGGGAACATCGGCCTTGCGCGCGCAGTTGAGTTGTTTGACTACACTCGCGGGTATAAATTCAGCACCTACGCCTACTGGTGGATCCGCCAATCCATCGGGCGTGCATTGATTCAATACGATCCAATCATCAGGCTGCCGCTTGGTGTGCATGAAATGCTGATCAAGCTCAACAAGACAGCGCAGGCATTTGCGCAAGAGCATGGACGCACAGCGACCATGGCGGAGCTTGCTGCAGTGCTTGATGTGACCCCTAAGGTGATATCTGACACATTGCAACAGTCGTATCGGGTCACAAGCCTTGATAAGCCTGCGCAGGATGAATCATCTAACATTCTTGACATCATTGCCGATAAAAGACAATACGACGTTGAATACGATTGGCAGCTTGAAACCGTGCGTGATTATTGCGATGAGCATTTAGATGATCGCACACGTGAAATCATCTATGCACGCAACAGTCGCAATCCAGTGCCGTGGAATGACCTAGAAAAGCGCATGGGCCTATCACGTGCGCGCATGTGCGAAATACAAAGGCGCGGCATTAGCCGCCTTCGTATGCTGATAGGCAACCCGCTGGCAGGCACCCCACTTGGAGCCAACAATACAGAAAGTAGGGAACGTTTGGAGGATATGCCTAGCGGGAATGTGTAAAGATCACCAGCAAGAATGGCAGGCTAGGGTGTTCTATCATCAGATGCTTGAATCCAATGCAGCACAGCAAGCTCACGATCTAGCAGATAGGAATCCTGCTGATTGAACCACTGCTGCCATTCTTCGCTGCCCTTCTTTCGATTGCATGGCCTGCAAGCTGGCACAAGGTTAGTCGTCACAGTGGCGCCGCCTTTATGGCGCGGCTTGACATGATCTAACGTGTCAGCTGCATCTCCGCAGTAAGCGCATTGATGCTGCCATGCCTCAAAGATCTGCTGCCTGAATTTATGTTTTGCACTGCGTTTCGGGATGAGGTTTGCGCCATCGATGCAGTGATCCACGCAACAGGTTCAATAATCCCATCGTACCTTTGGCCTGCCACGACGCATTCCTAGATGCACAAATCCTTTAGGTGCGCCGTAACCGAGTGAATACGGCCAGTTAGCGTCACACCACTCTTGCACATGGCTAATGTTGACCTCACGAATGTAGAAATCAACTGCACCAACGTCAGGTGCATCGTATAGGTGCTCGCTGCCACTGGAGCCGCCTACCGCTGCATTGATGGCACGCGGGCGGTATCCACTGGTGATGACTACAGGCTTGCCGCCAAACTTGACGCGTGCACGCTCAAGGAATGCTGCTAGCTCTGCTGCTGTGTCGAGCTGATATTGATGATCAAAGCGCCGTGCCTCTTGAAACAACGCAAACTCACCAATTTGCACATGCGGCGTGATGCGAGCAGTAAACGCACTATTGGGCGACAGTTTGGCGGGATCCTGCTGCTGCTCACCAGTCCACAGCCGACCTTCTGCGCGGCGGCGGCGCAGTAATCCTGCCTCTACGGCACTATCTGGGTTGCGGTACAACTCCATTACTGCTGGCACTGCGGCCCAATCCTTGCCGGCAAGGCATTTGCTGATGCTTTCAAATCCAGTGCTGTTGTAAAAGCCAGCGCCGAGGTTGTAGGCGAAGGAGATCAACGCGCATTGATTGTTGCCAGTCATCTCATTCCAAAACGGCACACTATTGCGCAGTTTTGCGGCGATGCGCTCAACCTCAAGCGCCAGCAACTGATCAGCGTCGATCACAGTGATCTTGTCACCGCGCTGCACTTTGCGGCCATCTGAGTAGCGCGTGGTGCCATAGCCGATGGTTGCCACATCCCATCCGTGCAGCGGATCGGGATAAGCGCTGAGATGCACGCCTTCAAACTCTTTAATGAGTTTTATGGCTGGCTCATAACTGTGCAACTTGCCGCCAGCCTGCCAAGTTTTATACCACGGCTGATCCTTGCTAAAGACTTGCGGCGCAACCTTTATCAGTTCAGCTTCTAATTCAGAGATGGCAGCCATTTGATGTGGCGTGCCGTGCTTGTAATACTTAAACAGATCGGTCAGTTTGATCATCGCTTAACCAATGGAGTGACAACACCAGCAAGCACTTCAATAGCCCTATAAAGTTTGACCGCAAGTTTGGCGGTTTTTCTTAGTGCTTTGTTGTCTTTAGGGGTAGGGGTCAGGTTAACTACAATCAAAGCGACGCCATGAATGGCAACCGCCAAGGCAATGTAATCAGCAAGGCGATCCATAGTTAGCGAGCCCGCGGCTGTGCCTCTAGCTTAGATACTCTTTGCTCAACCCCATTCAGGCGCGTAAAAGTCTCCTTGCGGTCTTCTTTGATATCAGTGTGCAGCACTTCTAGCTGAGTAGCAATGTGCTCCACAGCACTGGTCAATCGGATAACAGCATCACGCGCTTCATCGCTACGGCGACTAAAACCCATTGCGCCCATTGCGGCAACGGAGATCGACGCCCCGGCAACAGCAGCGATCAGTTCGATCATGCCAATAGCTTAGCCGCCCACTAAGCTTGATATCTAAACCCTTTTGAGGCGTTTAGGCGATCCGCAGTGGCAGGCTGCGGTGAGGCCGGCACCGCGTGAGGACCGGCCACCTGCCACCCTATTCAATCATCCTCCCTTGGGTTGATTGCCAACAGGCTATAGCCCATTAGGACTAAGAAGCTGAGGCCGATGACGGCTGCGGTGGCCATTGGACGTTCCAGGGGAAACCAGGTTGATCTGGCACCATACGCAGATTTTCGCGGTAAAACGCCCAAGCCGCTTTGGCTTCTGGATTTAGCGGTGAATCAACCAACTGCGTCCAGTCGCACTCAGCCAGCTTGCGGTTGCGCTCGTCACGCACCGCTTTGGCTTGCTCAGCATCCTTGGTAAAGCAGTAAGCCTCGTACTGCTCAGCAGCGGTGTGCACCACGCCTTGATCGTCGGTGTAGTCCTGGAAGACGGGACCGGCGATGTAGTGGGTGAACCACTGCCCGTTGATCTCGACCACGCCATCGCGTTGGCTGTACTGATACGGCGGGATGGTGGTTGCCTGCGGACCTTCGAGCACCGGGTCATACCCAAAGCTGTCGATGATCTCAGGCGTGAGCACCTGCGGAAACGAGGTGTTGGGGTTGTCGGCGCGAAGCTGCTGATCAGTGATGACAGCGCTGGTGGTGCGGTTGCGGAGTTCCATGGCTGGCCTCAGGCGATGGCTAGATAGATAAAAATGCCACCGTTTGCGTTGATGGCGGCGGGGGCGGTGGAGCTGATCTGGAAGCCAGAACTCAGCGGGTCGATGTAGTCGGTGTTAGTGACTTCGGCGGCGGTGGAATTAAGTAGAAGGTAGGGGTCGTTGCCAGAGACAATGCCGCGAGCGGTGTCCCAGACGTACCAATCGCCAGTGCTGTCCGTGCGCTTGATTAGAACGAACCGTGCTCCGTTAGTGAAGCCGCAGTCAATGTTCAGCGTGGTGCCGGTGCCGGTGTAGCTGCCCACCTTGCTGACGCCGGGGCAGGAGGCGAAGAGGTAGGCGATATAGGTCTGGCCGCCCCCATTAGCTTCGTTTGTAAAGTTGACGCTGAATGTGGTTGCCGTAGGAGCGGTATTATTCCAGGCAAACCCACCACTTGCCCAGCCATCCGTTGTATTCAGGAACATCGTCCCGTACTCAGGTAAATTGCCGCCTGTTGTTGGGTAGAACTTCTGATAGACAGGCCACCTTGTTGACGCAGCAGATCTTGACTTGAGAATAATCAACTCCGGCGCCACGCCAAGATTATGCGCGACAGCCCTGGCACTTCCCGTGCCCGTATAAGCAACCACGTCGAAGAAGCCGGGGGCGCGGCGGAACATCCATGACAAATAGGTAGAGTCTGCTGAATCGACATACCCGGACATGTAATCCCAATCAATGCCGGCACTTGTCACCTCTGCAGCAGTGGTATTTGTAAACATATATTGCCTGCCAGTCAATCGGCTTGCCGCAAACCAGTTTCCAGCAAGGGCAGGGGTACGATATAAGCCGAAATCAACAATATGATTATTTGAAACAAATGAAGGGCTTAGACCTGATCCATAGGCTTCGCTGAACACCTTCGTGGCATCGGTGGGCGTCTTCATCGGCCCACGGCGGATGGCGATGTAGATGTAGGTGCCTGTAGATAGGTTTATTGACGCGCCAGTTGTATTTATAGTAAACCCGTTTGAATTGACTTGAATGGGTAGGGCAGATACTTCCGCGTTCGCTAGATTCGGGTACAGAATTGAGCTGTTTGAATCTGTAATACCCCGCATATTGTCAAAAACATGCCAGTTCTGAGCTGCGCTTGAGCTTTTAAGCAGAATCCATTGCGGTTCCCACCCCAGATTGACAAAGTTTCCAACTGCACCAGTACCTGTATAACTCCCACAACTCACCACACTGTCATTGCCGCTATCGCCAAACCCGCCAGCGTCGTGCGCGAACAGGTACGCGACGTAGGTGCCGCCGGAGGCATTCACTGTGGCATCAGTGCCAAGGCTGAAGACGGTGCTGGTCGGTGTGGTGCTATTCCAGCGAGTGGCGCCTGTTGCTTTGGCTGCGGTGCTATTTAGCACCATGTATTCGGTGTTGGCGAGGCTGCGGTGGTAAACCTGCCAATCGCCTGTGGTGTCCGTGCGCTTGACGATGATGCAGCCGGGCACGCTACCTAGGTTGTGGCTAATGGTACGGTTTGCACCAGTACCCGTATAAGTCGCAACATCAAAGAACTTCGCCGCCTTGCGGAAGGTCCAGGAGACGAAAGAATCGCTTGAATAGTTGACGCCAGCGCCAGTGCCAAGCGTGAAGCCATTAGAGTTAAATGAGTTTATGAATGTAGTGCCCCAGTTAATTGTCGATTCATCGGTTGTCTCCGTAAATAGTCGATAGCCTTGTCCACGGACAGTATCGAAAACGTGGTGCCTTCCATCCGCACCCGCGTTTCTTGGCTTAAACCAAACCATTCCTCCCTTGCCGCTCAGATCAACCCCATTCGTGATCGTCTGCGTGCTGCCGTTGCCGGTATACAGCCAGGTACTGAAGACATCCTCTACGTAAATTTTCTCGGCGCCACCAGCTCCGGCAGCGCCCATAATCAATGCCCGCGTGTTCGGATCCATCGCGCTATCAGTTGGTGTAGTTGATCAGGCTGGAAGCACGCCAGCGAGTGCCACCGTCGTCAGTGACAAACATAAATAGGTGCGTCTTGCCTGTTGTCAGCGTTGGCGCCGTACCGCTGGGCCACTCAACGCCACTGAACCACGTGATTGTGCCGCTGGTATGGGTCAATTCCAAGGTGAAGGCGTATGCACGAGAGGTGGGAACATTGCTGACCGTAAAAGTTGAAGCGCCGTTAATGGTCTTGGTGAAATAATTCCCGGTGCTGCAATCAATGTTAAGGGCCGAAACCGCCACTACAGTTTGGGCGTAAGTACCGGCTAAATCCAGATCAGTATTGGTTGCAGCACTCGCTCCAGTTCCTACTGCCCACGTGGTTGCGTAGGTTACGGCGCCAGTCTGTCCGCCGACGCTGGTTACAGGGGCACTTGTCGTTGCCCAACTTAGTGTTCCGGTGCCGTTTGTTGTTAATACTTGCCCGTTCGTACCGTCAGCAGCTGGGAGTGTCCACGTAACATTTGTGGAGACAGTTGCGGGTGCTTGGAAAGCCACCCAGTTACTGCTATCGGAGTCAGCCCAACGCAGGTCAGATTGAGCATTAAGCGTAATATCACCTGTCATTACACCGCCGCTCTTCGGTAGAGCAGCATTTGCAAGATCGTAGGCGGACTTAACGCTATTGGGGGTGGCTGCTGTTGTTGCACTGGTAGAACTTGTTGAATCTGTTAGTTGTACGGTGCCACGGGCGCTTGTTGTACCCTGTTCAATTTTTGTGCCAGCAATAGCTGCACTGGCATTAATATCTGCATCGACGATTGCGCCGGAAAGAACGACTGTTCCAGTAGCGTTGGGCAACGTAATTGTGCGGTCAGCCGTTGGATCAACAACAGCTAACGTTGTTTCAAATGTATTGTCGCTTGTGCCTTCAAACTCAAGTGAACCGCCAGACCCAATAAGCAGTGCCCCAGTTACAGTGCCGCCTGCCTTGGGTAGTTTTTCGCTATCAAGTTCCTCAATGGCAGCTTGGACGTTTGTTGCTGCAACATCACCTGTAGGACTAAAGCTGACGTTCGTTGCAATCTGCGCCGTTACTGTTTGGGAAACGTCAATTTCAGTCCAAGAGCTTCCGTTTGAAAGAATAATGTCCGGTGGGCTTAGTGATACCTGAGGGGCATTGCCGGATGTAATTGTTCCAGCTTCTGACACCACCAAGTAGTAACGATTATTGACGATTGCTGCAGCCGGCAACGCTTGACCAACCACCAAGCCAACTGCAGTACCTTCAGCCGTTACTGATGCAACTAGGCCAGTTCCACCACCAGCAGAAGCGTCAAAAGTTCCAGCAAATACAATTTCACCAACTGAAATACCAATCGGCTGGTATACGTTGCCGTCCCACAGGAATAAATCCCGGCTTAGTGGATTAAAGAAGAACTGTCCGATGTGATCAGCTGTTGGCTGCGTTTCTCCAATCTTGGAAACTGCATAATTGGCAATTTGCGCACCACTAATGCTTGATGTTCCGATCCGCGCAGACTCAAGAGTTCCTGTCGTGAGCTTTGTCGCGTCAATATCGGGAATATCAGCAGCCTCTAGTAACTGCGTTCCGGTAATATGTCCTTCAGCATCAAATGTTACCTTTGTGGCGGTACCTGCTACAACGCTATTTGTGTGACTGATAAGACCAACACCATCAACACCTAGACCAGAGCCAGGGCGAACAACACCGATGCTGGAAGACGTGGCGATTGGAACATCGGCAGCAACGATTGTTCGGCCTTCAGTTACAAGCCCCTTAGAGTCATACCTAACAATGTGATAATTGCTTGTCTCTTCTGTAACTGTATTATCAATAATGATGGTGTTTCCACTAAGCGCCAAGCCATTGCCGTTGACGACTACAGCGCCTTTATCTGTAGACGTAGCAGTAGGCAGGTCACCTGCTGCAATAGTGCGGTACGCAACGGTGCCAGCAGCCGATGTTGGGCCAGCAAGAAATTGTGCTGCTGCGCTGGTGTTATCGAGTGACGTAGTGATCGTGATTTGATCACCAGCGGTGGCGATTGCCAGATTGACGATTCCAGCAGTATCCCCGATAACAGTATTTACGCTTCCGGCTGCCTTAATACTGACCCAGTTGGTGCCATCCCAGCAGTAAATTTTGCTGTCGTCGGTATCCAAAGCAATCTGACCGACAAATGCACCGCTGGCTGGCAGCGTAGTTACAAGGTCAACGCTGGATTCATCGGCAAGCTTGGCAGCTGTAACGCCGTTGTCGGCTAGTTGAGTCGTATCGACCGCGCCATTTTCTAGGGCTGTGCCAGGAATTTCATTGCTGCCAAACAGAATCTTGGCGCCAGGGATGGTGGCATCGGCAATTAGGGTGACAGCCTTACCCGTAAAATCTGTAACCGTGATCTTTTTTGTTTCACTGGCGCTGATATCAGCAACCGGTAGAAGGTCGTTGGCTGCTAGATCGGCGCTGGCAAGTGCCGCAAGCTCCGTAATTCTGAGATCGGCCATGCCCGCGAATCCCTAGCAGTGCTGACAGTTACAGTCAGTATAAAGCTTAGTCGGGTTCTTCCAATACCAAGTAAGAGCTTTGATCCTGCTCCAGCTCGATTTTGGATCCAGACTCCTGCAGCAGATAAGACCTTCGCTGCGTCTGTGCTCTTAAACGGATGGGACCCGTGGCAACAAAATCAATCGTGGAAACGATCACATCCCCTGGCGTAAAGCTGGTGGCGCTATTGGTCACTATTGCGTCAAATTCCCACCAAAGCTGGTCGTTTAGCTGAGATGTGGAAAAGGATCCGCCAAACGAGGATGCCCCTTCAGATTTAATGTAAAACTTACCGTGAAAAGATGATCCAATTTCTGTGCGCAGCACAAGCTGCATAAGGTACTGAACTGGCTCGTAACCTGCTTTATTTATGTAATCCCACTGAGCGGTAAGCCTGCCGCTGCCTGTAATAAGACTGCTGTACTGTTGGCGGTATTCATCGCCCAATGCCGTAAAGTCAATCGCTTCGCGTGATGTATTGATTTCATACTCACTTATGGATGCCAAAACGCGCGTGTCCCGACTCCGCACTGTCACCCGAATAGGAATATCACGAGCGATTGCAGCCAGCGCCACTCGGCCTTCGGAGCCGCCTTCTAGGCTGTCATCAAAACTGTCGTAAAGCTTTATTCCGCCTAGCTCATCAATAAAGATGTACCAGTTGCCGCTGGCTTGTACCGTGCCAGCACTCCAGCCGGAAGCCGCTACAAAATCAAGCAAAGTGCCGTCTGTCGTTGAAATCTCAATTAAATCGCCGGTAATCAAATAGCCTTCATCAAAATCAAAGCTAAACCGATCACGTTCGGCGTTTACGTCACTTGGATTAACAATGGATTCCTTTGGCGCCTCCAGCGATTTTCTGGTTAATTCAATGTTGCCGGTGCTGCCGAGATAAATACTCATTACAACGTCACCGAACGAAGGGGGCCGGTTACTTGGAAACTTATTTGCGCAGAGCTGACTTCACCGACGCTGGCTCCAACCGTGACGCTGGTTATGTAACAAAAAATTTGAATATCCCGGTCAATGTTGCCTTCCTTAAAACGCAGTCGCATCCCTACATAATCGTTATCTGATACCCCTCCTGTTTTCAGCACCGTGCGCAAAATAGTTGCGGCATCATTGCGTCCGCTGTCATCTGTGTAGTACAGAAGCGTTGCGTTGCCGTTAAATTCTTGCACCCCTGGCACAAACGTTCGCTCCACGTCCGCTAGGGTCGTGGTCTCAAGCATTTCTACGTTGCCAGTTATTGTCCAGTTAGTGACCTTGGCCTGTTCAACGCCCAGAATCAATAGGCGTCCGTCTTTGCCGGTAAATACTTTTGACATTAGAACACGGCCACTAGATTTACTGTAACGCTGCTGCGGCCCGGTTTCACATTACGGACTTGAGGCTCAGATTCGTACCGCCAACCGCCGTTAGCAGGGGCGGCCATACCTGAACGAACGCCTTCCCCGCTATAAGCCCAGCCAGCACGAACTTCTACAGGCAACCTAAAAGTTCGCAAAGTGCCGTATTGAGCGTCGTAGTCATCCAAAAACGCAAGCGCATTTGCGTCTTCGATATTTTCGTAGGTAAGACTGAGTTTTGCGTTTGTGCGTTGGTTGCCGTACAGAAAGCGAATTTCAGCTCCAGATTGCGAGTTAAACCGCTTGGTCGGCCAATCTCCCGGACTGTACTCGCGGCTAGTCGGTCGCAGGGTGGGAAATGCCATTACTCCAGTACGCGGAAGTTGCTTTCTGTTAGCACGTCCTTTGCCACAATACTAGCTCCAGTGCTGTCGACCGGAACCTCTACGGCGCTAACGTTGACGAGACCGTCTTCATCGATGGTCAGTTGTTCCACTTGGTACATGCCAACACTGGTTTCTAGGCTGACCAGTGTGAACAGGCATCCGTACAGCGTTGAATCTGTGACGGCGTTATTTGCGATGGTGATTCGTTGCTCTGTTACAGCGCCAGTGGAAGGGTTGTAGACCAGAGCGTCGTAGTTGCCGTTGGCGATGGTTGTAATGCTGACCAAGGTGCCAGCGTCCGTGATGCCGCCGTTGCTGGTGGCGCTATAGCTGGTGGATTCGGTAATCACACGGATGTAAGAGCCGGGTTGGATGCCGAGAGCATCAGGCACAGTTTTGAAGCTGACGGTGTGCGTAACTCTCCTGCGAATGCTCAGCAAAAAGCGAGCGGTTCTTAATGCCTGAGCCCGATTAGTACAAAAATCACTGAGATCAAATGCTTGTTGAGTTGTGGCGCGACTGCCTTCGGGGATGTCTGCCCAATCCACAAGGGCCGACGTTTGGATAGGTAGATCGTTTTCAACAGTGACGCGCCAACTAACTAAAGCTCTGAAGTTTGAACGTTGGGCGGCATCAATGTATTGAACTTGCAAGCTATCAGCAATGATGTTGCCGGACGTAAAAATTTGTTCGACCGTAATAGGCCGAGTGCTGATCTTGTAATCACTGTCGTAAGGCAAGGCCGGCATCATGCCGAAGCGCCCATTTTTAATCGTGAAGTTACACAGCTGAAGAGCCGCATTGTCGTACAAAAAGGATCTAAAACTGTCGCTGTCTTCGATAACGCCGTCAAAGAAAATTTGATTAGCGCGTTGAAATTTAGCTGTGTCGCGTAGCGAATCTATATCAATCAACTCGGCGGGCACTACGTTGCCTACGCCTTGCCGCTTGCTTGTGAGCAAGTAATACATTAGATCGGCAAACAAATTACTAGGGTTGGTGTCGTTTTCGATAAGGCGCGTTACTTTTATTCCTGCAGGCACCCATAGGCGCAGTTGCCCAACGCCACCCAATTGCCCACTGGATTTAACCGTGAATCCCAGCGTAGACATGTTGTAGTACTCAGCCAGCGTTTCGTTGGCGACAGACTCGTTGACGTAAACAATTTCGTGCTCAGGACCGCTTTCGTTTGATTTTGTAAGTTCAGAGTAATAACTGCAATCGGCCACTTGAGTGTTTTCTTCAAAAGCGCGATCTATTGCGCTCACTGGATCCACAATGGCTACAGTTTGAACAGCTGTAACCTTGAAAGAGTAACCTACTTTTGTGTAACCTCCGACGGCAGAGAAGTCATTATTAACGTCTCTTGTAATCGTGAAAGCTTGAGCTGTCGTCCACTGGCCCGTAGCAGATACAATGGAATACGAAACATCTTTCCAGATGTAAGGGTTTTTTCTGTTGGCGTCTAAGTAAACAGGGCCGTAATCCACGCCAAGTGCTCCGGCTACTGATGTGGCGCTAACGGCAAAAACAATTTGCCCGACTCCCGGCTTATCAAAGGTAATAGTTACTCTGTTTGTTCTGCCCGGAAAATCTCGTGCATAGCCCAGTACGCTAGTTAGCCAAGCATTATTTAACTGCTGCACGCTGCCGTTATTTGCGCCCATTTCATACTGTTCAATCGCTACGGGAACCGTTTGAGTTTGAGTTGAAACGCCAGCAGTTTCACTGGGATTGCTGGCCATCTCATCGCTAAACTTCACTTCGCCTACTGCGACCAAAGATCCATTTGAGGTGATGCGGAATGTTCCGTAATCAGTCGCGTAATCTAAGCCCGTCGTTGTATTGCTGCTTGCGTCAAGCCTAAAAATTAACTCTGTATTTGTGCTATTGATTGCAATGTCAGCGCCAGTGCGTGGTACTAACCGATATTCGTAGTATCCCTTGATGTGTGGGCGGATGTTCAGGTAGTTGTATTGATCAATCGGTGAGTTACCAGCAACACAAAAGATTTCCGGGATGCGGCGCCAAGGTTTTTCCGGTTGGCCATAAATTTGAACGGGGCGAACCCACAGCGAAAAGCACGAAGTACGGCCAAAGTACTTGTCCATGCGCGGAGTATTTAGTGTTATATCTTTTTTGTCTAGGTTATGCAATTTTCTGGCGCTAGGAATCGCGTTGAAGTTGCACAGCCCGTTGGCTCTGTTCCAGACTTGGCTGCGAATGCCAAGCTCAATCACCTCGGAGTCCCGCCTTACAGGACGAATGCTGGCTACATGTAAACGGCAAAGGGGATAAAAAGTAATGCCGCAGTGTTTTGTTAAATCGTATTGACCGCCGTCATAGCCAGCCAAAGGATCCCGAACAGTGCGTGTTCCAGCAATGCCTACTGTCGGCACACCAGTAATTTCTACACAGCGTAGGGTTATGTGTTGAGTAATTTCTTTTGCCCAGCTCTCAGGGCTGCGGCTTTCAACTACCCAAACAGAAGAGCCTACGATCCAAGTTGATCCGATAACAAGCAAATCAGATGCCCTTTCTCGCCAAGATTCAGCCGAGCTTTTTAAGTCTTTGAGGTTTACTTCAGTATCCTTGAAGTTTGATTGCTGAAAGTCTCTCCAGTTGGCACCATTTATTTCAAACACCAACGTATCATTTACCTGGATGGGAACGCTGGTTTTATTGTCGTAAGTTGTATTATTGTGCGCTATAAAACCCATGCGGCGCGAATAGGAACGTCCTTCGCCCGGTTGTCCAACTTGACTGCGCTGTTCATCAGTTGACGCATCACCAATACGCAACCGATCCGCTTCGCCGCCAGCAATTTTCCTACGGCGTGCGCTTGTTTCGCGTTGAGCCTCATCGGTGTCGCTGCCTTCCGTTAATGAATACGGCGACGATATAATTTCCCAATTAAACCGATAAGACGTGCCGTTATGGATAGGTTCAGCAGTACCAAATGAAACATCAGCTTGGGGGTTATATGCCATGCAAAAGGACTGGCTGTATTGCTCGCCAGTAATAGGAGCCTTGAATAAACGGCGGCCCATAGTACCTGTAGCGCCAGGGCCATCTGTGCCGGCAATACGCGGTGCATTGTCTGGACGATTTCCCGTTAATTTTGATGACCAATAAACAGCAAAATCTCGATTGCTTAAGCTGCTAAGTGCGGTCGTACCGACGCGAATACCGCCCAGCTCAGGAGTGCTGACTTCGCACTCACCTGCAACATAAATACCTTCAAACGCTTGATAACTGCCGTAGGAATACAGCCGGCTCCACACAAGTGCAGGAGCAAGAATCAAGCCGCCAGTTAAGGCTCCATCGGCGCCAGTGCCACGCTTGCCAAACGGGATAGGGATAGGTTGCCCATATTCCGCAAGGCTGCTGACATTATCAAAACTTGTTGTCTGATTGAAACGGGTAGGTCCGATTTGGTCAGCTAGTTTTTTGCCGCGAATTTTGGCGGGTGTTTCAAGCGCTGGTGCTTTTGGCGCCAGCAACGTACTAACAGCCGTTAGGGCTAGGCCAATTACAAGATTGACAACAAATAGTGTTACCGGATCATTTACAACATCTGGAATATGGGCATATTCAGCAGGGCGCACCCTTGCCTGTAACTGCGCGTGGCGGACAAACTGACGATATTCCTGCTCAGTGCAACCCAGCGCTTCAATCAGCGCGATTTCATACGGTAGGAGCGGCGGATCAAAAAGGCGTCCAGCGGTTTCCAGTCCACGCTGTTGGTCAGACGGTTGATGTACAAAATTCCGTTCTGCCATGTCACCCCAAAGGCAAGCGGATCTGCCGCTAACACTGTGATGTCCCCATCGTAGAGGGGCGCGTCAATACGGCTGCAGTAGAGATCCAGTTCGCACAACACCGCTCGTGGCGTCAGTTTGTACCAAGCTGGTTTGACTGTTGGCGGATCTAGGCTCATAGCCTTCAACACGTCAACAACCAAATGGATGCAGTCGCTACTGCCGTATTGATAGGGCCGACCAATAAACTGCTCACACACGAATCTGTGCCGTAAAGGGAATGTTGCCCACTTCCCAGCGGTGCAATTTTCTACCGGGGATATTGGCCTGTACAGCATCAAGTACAGAATTCAAACTTACCTGAAGCGTGGTTTCGTCCCAGCCGCCTGTTGAGCAGCTGCCCCAATACTGATACAGAGTGCGCTGGACGGCTCCACTGCTTGGCTCCCACAACACAGTTGCAACTTTGGCGACCCATAGGTTGTCAAGTGCTTCGGTGATCCACGCCCGAGTCATGGCGGTATTAGCGAATTGCAACGTGGCATCCAAGTTATCGCCCTGCAGGGTTGCGACTGCGCCACCAAAACCGAACGGCAGAAACAAGTAACCATCTACGTTTTGGTTGATGGCGTAATTCTGAAAGCGATACTGCGCCGCTTGACCACTGGGGCCGATGTCAAGGAGGTGGCCATAGGCGTATTCCATTAGATGCCGACTCCTCTACGTGTGGAGGCACTGTTTTTAAGGCTGCGCATGGCGCGGCGTTCGCCTTGGATGGCACCCTGTTGGGCAGCTTGTGCCATGCCGCGTTGGAACTGGTCGGCGGTGACGTAATCCACGTTGTTGATGCGTTCGATGCTGTAGCGCACGTCGATTGGCTCCATTGTGGCGACGCCGCCACCGTTTTCGCTGCTGGCAGGACCGCCGTTACCGGATACAACGCTAGAACCACGAGCGCCAGCGGAGTAACGGCCCATCGCGGTGCGCATCTTGCTGGCGGGGATGACGTATTCCGGCTCGCCGCCTTCGCCGATAAGGGCGTTGGTTGGCCCGGTGACAAAACCTCCCTCTGCATAACCGCCAACTTTCAAGCCGGGGATGGGCGACTTAAGCGCACCGGTTCCAGTCAGGTTTTTATTGGCTGTTCCTAGTGCATTTCCACTGCCGCTAAGTGCGTTGAAGATTGTTTGCAAGATAATTAACGTCATCTGCTTAGCGATGATCTCAAGTGCCATGCTGATGAACGCCTGACCAATACTCTTAAACGCATCAGCCAGCGCCTCTTGCGTTGACTTTGCGCCCGTGATTACCTCGCCAAACGCAGCACTGAATGCGTCACCAATCGCAGTGGCGCCGTTAACAATAGTGTCAATTTGCAGTTTGATTGGATTCAGGTCTTCCTTGAGTTTGGCTATTGCATCACTCAAGCCAGATGCAACAGTACCTTCGCCGGCAACTCCAAACTCTGAGCCCTCCATTGCTTTTTTGAAAAGCTTGTCCGCTTCCTCTGCCTGTTTCTTCAGCGCTTCGGTTTGCAGATCAATTAGCTCAAGCCGTTGGATTTCTGTATTAAGTTGATTAAGGTTTGTTTGCTGTTCGGCGTTTTTTAGCTCTGAGATCTGCTTAGCGCGGTCTTCAAAATCAAATTGAATTTGCAGGCGCTTGCGTTCAATTTCTGATCCCTCAAACAGCAACGCTGCTTGACGACTAAATTGCGTGCCAAGCTGATCGCCAACTTCTAGCGACCGTTCAAGCTCTTGCCGTAACTTTTCAGCTTCACGCGCTGCTTTTTCTGCGGCTTTCTCTGCGTCTGATTTGCCACCACGACCTTTGCCGCCAGTTGCAGCCATCAGCCCTGGCAGCATTGCGGCGGCCGCGGGAGGCGTTGCAGTAGGCGGCTTGAGGATTCCTTGCTGATAGCCATAGGTGCGCATCAGATCGCGGAATCGCTCTTCTCGCAGCTGCGTAAATTGATCTGCATTGATGCGACCACCGCCACGTAACTTAGCGATTTGCTCGGCTTCTTGCCCCGCTTGCCTAAACAAGCGATCTCGTTGCTGATTAGAAAGATTTGCGCCTAGCTGACGCTGTAGCAAAATTGTCTCAAAAACATTATTAACCTGATTGGCAATATCAATCGCAAGTCCCAAAATGCTTTGCATTGCAGGCGCAAGGATTGAACCCAAGCGGGATGCAAGGTTCTGTACGGCGTCTTGCAGTGTGCTTAAACGACCAGCCAATGTGTCGCTTTGGGCTACTGCGCCATCGGCGTATTTGCCACCAGCGGCTGTAAGTTTTTGTATTGCATACTCAACAGCCTGTGCGCTGATCCGACCTTTCTCTAGTGCATCCTGAAATTCTTCTCCACTTAGGTTATACTCTTCGCGTAATACCTGCTGGAGAGCAACGCCACGTTCTTGAAACTGCAGTAGTTCTTCGCCTTGCAACCTGCCCTTGGCTTGCACTTGCCCGTAAGCAGTGACCAATCCTTGCAGCTCAGCGCCGGTTGCGCCGCTGACATCCGCAAGCCTGCGCGTTGTCTCAACTACCTTGTTAGTTTCAACTCCAAACGCCTGCAACCGTTTAGCGGCATCAATAAGCTCACTGCTGGTAAACGGCGTGACTGCGCCAAGGTCTTGCAACTCTTTGACGATCTGCCCAGCTTTTTCTGTGCTGCCCGTTAAAACCTGAAGGCTGCGCGTCTGTGTTTCAATTTCAGCCGCATTAACAAAAACAAACTTAGCGGCTTGGATTGCCGCAAAAGAACCGATTAGCCCACGAATTGTGCTGCCAAAATTTGAAACTGAAGCGCCAGCCTGTTGCGCAGCTTTTCCTTGTTTTTGAAGTCCCGCTGCCGCTGCCTCGGCTGTTGTTACAAACTGCCCGTTTTCTTTTCTGGCGCGTCCAGTTGCATCAACAAAATACCGCATACCATTGGCAGCGGTTTGTATTGGTTTGCCAGATTTTGTAAATGATGCAGCAAGTGCGTCATTCGTCGCATTTAACTTATCAACCGCTTGGCTAGTTGCCTGCGCGCCTTGCTGCACCTGCCGAAGATTGCTAACCGCGTTGCGGCTGTCGACGTTAATGGCAACGTTGGCGACAACCGACACGACTTACCTACGGCTTTTCTTCATTCTACGATCCTGTTCTTCGTTCTGCAGCTCAAAATAGCTAGACCAAAGCAGCAGTTCTTCAAGTGTTACCTCACGGTTGAGCCGGGCTAGCGTGTAACCCAGCTCTTTTGCAACTCCAAGCTGCAGCAGTAGCAGGTTGTCTTTCTTTAGCTCAGCCTTTACCGCTTTTCATGTCCAGTTCTTTGCCTTCCTCTGGGTTGGTGATGATGGCGAGCATCATGGCTTGCAGGTCACTGTCAAGCACATCGTTTTTCAGCTCAGCAATTTCGCCAGCCTGAAACAACCGCTGTCCGGCATCGTCGGCTGCTTTGGTTACCAGCAGGTTCAACGCAAAACCATTGGGATCATCGCCGCCTGGCATCTTCTGCGCGCGCTCACGTTCTGCCATGGTCAAAGCCGTGGCATAAAACTCAAACGTAGATCCATCGTTGAGTGTTACAACACGCTTGATTGGCTGAAGATTGGCTGCTTTTTTCAGCCGTGCCAGTGCAGATGATGCCATGCAATAAATGTGGGTGGCCCCAGCATAAGCCGGGGCCGTTCAACTATCAAGCAGAAGTGCTGAAGTCAAAAGTAGGTGCACCAGCAGGGCGGAAAGTGATCTCCACTTGCTGAGCGTCATCAGGGTTGATATTCAGGCTGGCGGTCAGCAGCACAGCATCCATTGCGATGCTGCGGCTAAGCGCCTCGGTGCCTTGCTTGTCGGTGTACAGCTTGAAGCCGCAGCCAACCTGCTGACGCTGCAGCACATCCTCCACCATGCGGTTAGACAGGGCGCTGTCTTCGTTGGTGACGTAGATCGTGGCAGTGCCGTTGCCATCAGCAAAGCCAGGAATATATGCACGGAAAGGCGCATACTGCCCAGCGGTTTGGCCGATGGTGGTGACGTCGATTTCAGCGCGGCTGATCTCAAACGACCATGACTGCACTTGGCCAACGGCGGCATAGTCGGCGTAGTACACCTCGAACTCGTTGGGTGCTACAGCCGTGCCGTCGTCGGTGATGGCGAGGATGGTGCCACCAGCAGCAGTGGAGACTGTCAGCGCGCCAGTGGCTGCGGTGTAGCTCAACACGTAGTAGGTGGTAGCTGCATCAATGGGAGCCGGCAGCGTACCGGAGCCGGATCCGCCGGTTTGGCTATTGATAACTCGGAACTTGACCGGATCACCTGCCTTGAAATTCAGGTACGGCTGAACGGTGATGACATCAGTGCTGGCATTGACGCCAGATTCGGGGAAGTTGCCGTTAGTGCCGGCGGGTTTGTAGTAAAGGGCGCCGGACGTACCGGACAAAACAGTAACAGCCATGTTGTGAACGGTAGTGGCTATGCCTAGTCTAAATAGGCTTCAAATGTTGCGGTCAACTGAGTTTGAAAATAAGGCTCAGGCGCTGCTGGTGTTACCTGCGATGGTCCCGAGGCCGCATCAAAGATGATACTTGAAAACTTGGCGCGATCAAACAAATCCTTTAGCCGCTCTGCAATGGTGAAATTAGCCGCAGTGCCCTGACCCTGCGGCGTGAATACATTGATCACCAGCGTGCCAGTCTGGCGGTTGAAACCAACACCACCGGTCGGCAGCAGAGTCGCGTAACTGTTATCGCCAAAACGGATAAACGCCTGCACCCATGGTGTGTTGTTGGGTGGCGTAAATGGCACGTTCTGATAGCTGACCGGATACGCAGGCGACAGCGCCATCTGCGTTGCAATGCGGCCTTCAATGGCGGCACGAACGTCGTTGTAAGTGCTGCTCATGATTCCCTCCCGATGCGGTCGGCATTTGTACGCACAAAGCCTTGGATGTCCTTAGCGATGCCTTGCACCCAGCCTGCTGGCGCTTGCTTGCTGCTGCCATTGGCAAGAGGTTCGGCATACGGCAAGTTGTTGTGCACGCTGTACACGTTGCCTAGCTTTTCTTGCTGGTACCCGATGCGATCAATTTGCGGAATGCCACTATAGGTGCCTGCAGGCTTCTCACCGCCTGGCGCTGCATTCTCCCCTACTTGCCAGCTCACGCGAAAGCGTCCGGTATCGACAGGGCTTGCCTGCTTAAGCCTGCTGTCAGTTTCAAGCACCGCCACACGCAACAGCTTCTCCATCTGCTGGCTGGCATAATCACCAATATCACCAACTCGGATGGTGCGCGCCATCATGCCCTCAAGATGAGCTCGTAAGTGATGGGCTCGTTATCCTGCTCAATCGTACGAACCTGGATCACTTGATTCACCACGCTGCTAATCAGCACTTCATCAGCCGTAGTAGGTGCGCTGGCAACATCAGCAGCGGCAATCAAGAGACGCTTGTCGCCAGCCTGAATCAAATCATTAACCTCACGCAGATTGACATCTTCCAGTACGCCGCGCACTACGGTGTCGGCTGTAGTTTCACTAACGGTGCCAGTGGTGGTGTTGTAGGCGCCAGTTGTTACGCGCCGAATGGTTGCCTCGCCGCCAAACTTTGCCATCAGCTTGCTGGCAACTTTGCGTAGCGGTCCAGCAAGTGCCATCAGAGCTTGTAAGCGACGACTGTGCCGCTGGTCAGCGTAATGCTTGTAAAAACGCCTTCAATTTCTGTGCTTGCCTTAAAGGGAATGGCAGCCAAAGTGTTGCCAGTCCAATCTTGAGCAGTCAAGTTAGCAATCACTGAATCCTCAAGGGCCACGATTTTGCCAAAGCGGCCAGTATGCGCTGCGGTGTCATCAATAAATTCAGCACCTGGATAGGCGTAACCCATGGTCAGCTCCGCTTAATGGCAAAATTGCCTGGTCCACTGATTCTAAGCCCTGTGAGGTATCGCTCCATCAGCGGTGGCACCTTATCAGCGCCAACGGCGCCGTATCCAAGATTAGGTGTCACGTCAATGCTGCCGATCTTGACGTTTTTGTAGTCTTCAAGCCCACTAAGCCCTAATGCATCCGTGTTGTTATGAAGGAACACGGCAAGCACAGTTTGTGCATATTTGATCTGAGTTGGGATCTCAGTATCCGTGAAGTAATCGGTTGTAATGCGGAACGGAAAGCCGACAGCGTACGTATTGATATACGTGTCAGGTTTGCGCACGCCGGTACGCGGCCACTGCAAAGCCTGCGTATCAGTAGCGCGGGCACCTAGAAACCGCTCACGGTCAAGGCGTTGCGTTGCCGTAAATAGCGCACGGTTGCGGCTGTCAGTATTGCCGCTGTTCCAATGCTGCACATCGGAATCCTCGACAAAGCCATCAATGATCTCTTGCGCTTCAGCCAGCGTCAGGTAGGAGTTTGCGCTTGCCGACCCTACGGTTGCGTTGATTACTACTGCCATCGTTGGGTGGCTCCGTCATCTCAAGTTTAAGTGTGGGCTCTGCAATAGAAAGAGAGGCCACCTCATTAGAGGCAGCCTCCTGTTCACGCAGTCGCCGGAAAGCGAACAGGCCCAAAATCAGGCAACCGCAGCAGCAGTAGAACCCAGACCATAAAGTGTGATCGCTTCAGAGCCAGAGACAACAGCAGTCACGCGACCAAGGAAAACCTTGGAGGCATTTTGAGCAACAGTTGCCACGCCGCTAACGGTCACGTCAGTGCCACCAGCCACGGTGATGGTGTTAGCGCCAGCTGACGCGTTGAGCACTACCACCATAAAGGTAGTGCCGATAGCGCAATCACCGCCAATAGCAGCCACGATTTCCGCGGCAGTAGCGGTGGTGTAGGTGGCAGCAGCAGAAGGAACGCCACGAATGATGACGTTGTAGCTGTTAGCTGCAGACAGGGTTGCGGTTGCAGTAGGAGCCGCCAGTTTCATCTGAGCCGGCAGAAGGCCGCCGGGGATGTCACCGAGTTCAAAAATGGATGCCATGATCAGTTACCTCAATCAAAGTTAGAGGTGTTGGTGGCGCGCACAATGCCGAGGTTCTTAAGCTCGTACACCTTCGACCAGTTAGCAACCGTCTCCAGCTGAGCGCGACTGGGGTTGGCAGTAGTCACCGCCCACTTAGCGCCAACAGGGTGGTAGCAGTAGTGCAGGTCGATCGACATAGCATCGCTCTTGGCGAGGATGTCACGATCGGTTTCGGTCTGCATTGCCATCTGCTCACCGCTGGCGACAGCGCCTTGGGTGAAGAAGTAGGTGGCGTACTCGGTCGAAGAACCACTGCCGTCGGTCTGCACATCGTCAGACACGATCACGCGCAGGCCCATGTAGGTGGGGACTGTTGGATTGCCGTAAGCGCCAGCAATGCTGCCGCCAACGAAGTCAGTGACGCTAGAGGTCAGGCGTGCGTCTGTCTCGGTCACGTAGTCGATGGCTTTGCGCTCAACAAGGTCGTAATAGACCTTGGAGTGCATGGCAACAGCGGCCAGCTTGTCGCCTTGATCACCCAGCAGGCTGCGGGCTTCGGCAACATGACGAGGGCTCAGCGTGGTGGGAGTATCACCAGACTCGCCATCAATGGTCAGACCAAAGAAGGCGGCAGAGCTGGAGGTAGATCCCAGGCTGCCGAACACACCGCCAAGGCAGGACAGCAGATCCTTCTGGCGCTGGTTAGCGATGTAGTCAGCAATCTTGGCGCCAATGGCAGCCATGGGATCGGAGCCGGCAGCAAGGGCAGCCAGATCACGGGCCTCAAAAGCACGGCCACGGTGCAGGATCACGCCAACTTGCTTGTCAGCTTGGATCTTGCCAGGGGTGAGGCTGGTGCTATCGGTCAGCACCTCGAAATCGCCGGAAAGGTTTGCTTTCCAGAAGGGAACGTTGATGAAATCACCGCCCTCGGTGGCATTCAGCTCCGCCAGAGGCTGCACCACACCAGAAGCCAAGAAGGCATCACGCTGAGTGGTTTGCTCAATGACGTAAGGCGTAAATACCTCGGGGATGATGATGTCAGAGCGAAGGGTCGCCATGACTAATCCTCAAAAAGGGTTTACGGATGTGGGCGCAGCCCTAGGCTCTATGTGGCGCAGCCATCACGAGCAGACACTCAAATACTAACGGTTAGCTGCAGCTTTCATCCGCTCGTATAGGTCGCGGTCTGTACGGAATAGACGCGACTGCTCTGTGAGGTTGAATGTATCGCGGCTGAATGGATTGCTCATGCCAGCCGGGATAGCGCCATTGCTGCCGCCGGTTGGTGCGCCGCTGCCTTGTGGCTTGGGTTGCTTCTGCATCCATGCCGGCAGTGTTTTGGCCCATTCAGCAACAGGCTTGCGTTCGTAGCCGTCAACAACCACAACGGTGCCGTCGGGTTCGCGTTGGATTGCGTCAGGCGACAGCTTTGTCTTCAGCACAAGGTCAGGATCGTGCACGATGTCAGCCAGTGCCGTGACCGCAGGTGTAACAAGCTCTAGTTCGCGGACGCGGGCTTCAAGTGTTGCGATGCGCTGGTCTTTTTCCGCCGTCGCCTCACGGAACTGCTGCTCCAGAGCTTGTCGTGCCTCTTGGTATTTGCCTTGTGATTCCAGTTGCTGCTGCTCATAGTTGCGCTTGAACTCCAGCAGTTCATCGACATTGACCCCATCAGGCGCCTTGGACTTCTTTGCTGCACGCAGCTCGGCAATCAGCTCTTGATTCTTGCGTTCTAGCGCTTCTACGCTGCGCTGCAACGCTTCAGCTTCAACCCCAGTAGCCGCAGACTCTTGGGTTTGTTGTTCATCAGACATGGATAAGCCGCAGGCTTAATTACACGATAAGAATATCACTTGCGCTTGCGTTTTTTAGCAGTCTTAGCCGCAGCCTTGAACGCAGCAGCAGTAGGCCTCCCCTCTTCGCCCCTACGTGCCATGCGCTCTTTGCTGCCAGCTTCAATACGCTTGCGTTTAGCGGCAATGTTGGCGTATAGGCCAGGCTTTTTAGCCATCACTTCTTACCCTTGCGTGATTTGCCGGCTTTTGCGAGCGCGATTGCCACCGCTTGCTTTTGTGGCTTGCCTTTTTTCATCTCGGTTTTGATGTTGGCTGATACTACAGCCTGCGACTTGCCCCGTTTCAATGGCATCGCGCCATTCCTCGATACCTGTTAACAGTGTAGAACCGTCTGCTGTTGCCCAGCCCTTATCGGTGTAGATAGCTGGCACCCATGCCTCGCCATGTAGGGCCTCTACGGGATCGCTTGAGATGAAATAGATGCCAGCATTCTGAAAATGACGGAGCCTAGGCAGGTCCATATCGTGCGCGTAGCTGATCTAAGGTTAGCTCTGAGCCGTCATCACGGACTAACTTGGCGATGGCATCAGTCGGGCCGTATTTGTCGGCAAGTCGGTTGAAATACGGCACTTTGTTAGCGCCCAATGCCTTGGCCTTGGTTTCAAGGTCTTGCTTTGCCAGCCATTGCCCATAAGTCTGATCCGCCGGCACTTGGCCACCTGCTGATGCACGTTTAGCCGGTGGTGGCGGCGTGAACCCTAGTTCGTCGTAATCAATCACCGGCACCGTGGTTGATCTGCAGTTGAAATGCTGCGGCGGAGTCGGACCCTTGCCGTATTCAAACTCACGGCCATCCAATGCACGGCAAATGCTGCTGGTGCGGGTATCCAGTGTTGCCACATAGCGATACTTTTTAGTGATGTCTTGATTGGCTTCATACACCTGCTGACTAGCTGCATTGGCTACTTGGTTGATACTGGTGCGCACAAGGCTAACGATCTGATTGTCGGCAACTGCTGTTGCTTGGCCGCCTGCTGCAACTAGTTGCTTTACGGTTTTGGCCTCTTCGCCAAATTCAAGGTTTCCGATCAGCCGCTTGGCAATGGCTGGCGTCGGCTCACCAGTCAGCAAGCCTTGCCGCACGACTTGCGAAAACCGCTCAGCCTGATCAACGGCAATGCCGCGGAATGCTTTGGTGACCACTTCGCCATTGGGCAGTGTGATCGTGGCACCTTGCGCTGCGGTGAGGCTGAACGTCGCCGGTGCACCTTGCACAGCAGCAAACAGGTCATCCGACAGTGCTACCACATTGATCTGTGTCGGATCAGTGGTGACCACTGATTGCGCAAACTGCGGGCTGATCTCAACGGTGCGCACCGCATCACGTGCACCTACTGGCAATGCACGCCGCAGTTGATCGGTCACAAACTCAGATTGCAGCTGCGCAATGCCTTGCAGCTCCAATGCTGTCAGCTCCGTTGCATCGCCTGCCCAGCCTGCTAGCGACTCCTTCAGTTGAGCAAGAATTGCCCGCAGCCGCGCCGCCTTGACTGGCGCCGACAGCTCATCAATGGTGCGCAGCTGATTGACAGCATCAATGATGATGTCGTTGTAAGCATTAATGACACGCCGAGCAACGCTATTGCTGTAGCGGTTTAAGTCGATTGCATTCCGGTATAGCGCTTCTGGTGTGCTCATTGTTGAATGCCAAGATCTTCCGGTTGGTAGCCGCTTCGGATGCTGACATTAGCGCCGCGGTTCAATGCCGTGGTGACCAATGCAGCGAATGCGTCGTAACCGTTTTGGCCGTCTTCTAATAGGACTGTTTCATCTATTTCATCAGCCTTGCCGTCTTTGTACCAGCTGATCCGCACGATGGCTAAGACCTGTTCTGGCAGAGCGCTGACGTGATAATCAAGCTCTTGTCTCCTCGGTTTCCTCGGTTCCATCCAGATCATCAGGTCCACTAATCGGTCGGTCACCCAGTCCAGCAGGTTGTAGATCAAGCCCCGCATTGGCCGTAGCCTCAAGCTCTTCGTCTACATTAAAGTCGTCTCCCAACACATCGCCTTCGGCCAGCTCACGCAGCAGCGTTTCCTGCGTAATGGTGCCTGCGGTGTAAAGCTGCAGCAGCGCTTGAATCTCTTGCGGCTCAAGGCGTGTGCCAAGGAAGTCACGGTTGACATAACTGCTGCCAGGAGATGTGCTGTTGCCGATGTACTGCGCATGAAACTGCAGGCAGTTGTCGATCATGTCCTGCACGTTCTGCGCAATCACCATCATGGTGCTGTCGCCTTGACTGCGATCAATGCGCTTTGCCTCAGCAGTTTCAGCCGATAGCTTCTGCCCCAAAACCGCCGATAGCCCGAGCTCGTTGATCTGCAGCGCAAGCTGCTCAAGCCTACGAAACTGATAATCAAAACTGCGGCCAGCGGGTTCGATGTATTCAGCGCGGCCATCAGCAGGAAATGCGATCGCCTCGCCGGGTCCGGCGCTGACTTCCTCTGCTGCAGATGGGAAGCCATAAAACGCCAGCATCGGCACAGCGCTGATGTGGAGTTGGTTATCCAAATCGCTCTGGATCTGATACGCCTTTAGGTTCAGCTCAGCGATGTCTTCCAGCGGCGGCCGTGACTCCATGAAGCCATGCCGCTGCGCATAAGCAACTGAGAAGGGAATCTCAGAAAGGCTTGTGCGGCCTTCGTCGACAACCTTAAAGTCGCCGTTGTCTTGCTTCTGATGCAGTTGGAATTCACCTGGCGTCAGCACCCGGATCTGCTCCACTGCTTTCTCGCCAAACTCACCATCAGGCACGGCGACCGTCTCGGCAAGTCGCAGTTGCGTTAGCACCTGCCGGCCTTCCTGCTGCTCAGCACGCCAGCCAAGGATCTGCCGTGGCGTGTATGTCACCCAGTAGGGTCTACCCCCATTAGCAGGTGCATCCACCAGTACACCAACGTGGCCATAGCGGACCATCTTGCGTGTGGTTTCAAATGTCCAGACATTTAAATCATCTCCCAAAAGGTTTACGTCAAATAACTGCTCACGGATCACATCTGCTGTGTCGTCAAGTCGCACGGGCTTGCGTGTGAGCATCCCTGCCAGCATCCGTTCTAGGCGTTGGTAAAACGGCGGGCAAACACTGCGTGCTAAGCGGTTGTCGTAGGACTCATCTAATTCACGCGGCTCCTGCGGCAGATAACGGCGATGCTTGCGCCGCATCCCATAGGTGCCTTGCAGCAGATCTTCAATCAGGATCCAATGCGGCTCTTGCGCGTACCATGCCGTGTTGGCATCTTGCACGCGAGTAACGCGGCGCTGCGCAATAGGCCGGTCGTATGCATTAAAGCCGGTGTACATTACAGCGCCGCAGTCATAGGTGCAGTTTAGGCAGCAGTCAACGTGATGCTATTGCGGCCAATCTTGATGTCAAACTCAGCGCCGGGCTCGTAGCCCATCTCGCGCAGGTAGCCATCACCGATTTGCAGCTTGCCGTTGAATTGCACCTTGGCCTTGTAGGTCAGGCCGCGGCCGCGCTTTGCTGTCTTGCTGCCTAGGTCAACGCCTTTGGCTTCCAGCAGCGCTTCATAGAACTGCGTGAATGCCACGCGATCCTTGATCACGTAGCCGCAAGCGCGCACCAGTTCGGACTTAGGCGCATTGCCCAGTTCTTTGACCTTTGCGAGTAGTTCAGCACCCTTGAGCATGGGTAGAGTTAATGATTGGACTGATGGAGTGTAGCTCAATCAACGCCCGCTGCAACCATCAAGCCGCCCAAAAATACCGCAATGAAGAATAGGTAAACAGCAAGTGCTAGTAGTGGTCCGCCTAAGGCAAAGCCTGCGGCGGCAATGAAATGCACTGCCATGACCCAAATGAAAAACCAAATAACTAGCGCTGCGCTGCGGATGAAAGCCTTTAAGAATCTCATAGTGTTACTTGAACTCATCGCTTAACAAAAGTGCAGTATCGACCAGTTTGCAAAAGTCCGCGACGCAGCAGGCGTGGCATACAGTTCTGTCGTTTTCAAGTTGCCATCCATCTGGCGGTCCTTTGTCTTGACCGATAGGACCGCCGCAATCAGCGCAGATCACGCCCATTGCCGGATCAGCAGATTTACATCAGCGCGGAACGTGGCCGCCACTTCGCGGATTAGGTCACGGGTGATCTGGGTGTTGGCGCGGCGCAGGCTCATTAGTTGGTTGGTGGCGCGGCCAAAAGCTGCATCGCGCTCAACACGGATCTCCTTGGTGATCTGCTGGCTGCTTTTGCCGGTGTTGCGCGCGGCGCAAGTGCGGCCGAAGTGGACCAGCTCGCCGAGATCAGACTCCATCAGCACTGTGGCTTTCAGGTTGGTGCGCCCGCAGCAGTCGCAAGTGGTGATGCTGTCATCGGTGCAGATTGCGGTGTAGCCCATGTCTCTTGGTTTGGAGTCCTCATACTGTACACCATCGGCAGCCCTTGGCAACCTTGCTCAATAAATCCGCACGCCGGTCGTGCGCCCAGCACCTGCGTGCAATGGGTTGAACTCACGCCAGACCAAGTAGCCCAGCGCATCGTTCATGTGGTCATGGCCGGCATCCTTGTCCGGGTCGCCTTTATCGGTGTAGCACTGCAGCTCTAGGCATTCGATCAGTCGCTTGCAGCGCTGGTGAATGGTGAGCCGCACTTGGCCTTTGCCGTTTTCCAGCAAAGCCTGAACAGCAGCCACGCGATCACGGACGGGAGGATTTGCGCGCGGTGACTGGTTTGACATGCCGTAGGACTCCAGGATCTGGATGTCGGTCTGGCTTGCATTGGTGCTGCGGTTGCCGCCGCTGGCATCTGGATAGACGTAGATACGACGATGCGGGTAACGCGCCTGGATCTCTTGCGCCAATGCGTCGGTGTCATGCGCGCCGCTGATCTCATCAATCACTAGCAGGCTGCTGCCGGTGCGGATGCCGATCACGGCAGACATGTTGCCAACGTTGAAATCAACGCCAATGCGTAACGGCTCGCGATCTAGGTCTGGCAGCTCAGCCGCCACGTGCTTGTCGCGGCTGAAGCGGTCGTAGATAGTGCCGGTGGTGAGGTTGACGAATTCACCGTCGAGGTAGGCCCGCAGCAGGTTTGGGTCGTAGTTGGCCTCTAGCCGCTCGATAAAGTCCGGCGGCAGGTGCGGATTATCCGCTGACCGCATCTTGATCAGCTTGCGATCAGCGCGACCCTTGGCATCCTCACTGCCGAAGGTGTTCCACATCCAGCGGAAGCCCTCTGGCGTGGATGCAGCGCCAAATTGCCGCACGTTGCCAGCACGCAAACGGCCAAGGATCTTGGGGAATGCCTTATTGGCAATGCTGGGTGTCACCGTGTCAATCTCATCGGCAAGCACCCAAGCAAGGTTCAAGCCGATGATGCGGCTCCAGTTCTCGAAGCTGCGACACAGGATCTTGGTATCACCGCCTGGCAGGTGCAGCATGTATTCAGGTAGCGGGCTCGCCCTGAAGGTGTATGGGATCTCGTACGACTCCAAGAACTGCTCAAAATCGTTCTGCCAGATGTCCCGAATCAGTGGGCCGGTCGGCTCCATCACTGCACCGATAAAACCTTGATTGGCCGCGGCCAGCATCACAGCCTTAGCGCACAGCGCACGGGTTTTGCCGGCGCCGTAACCGGCTGAGATGCCAATGATCTGCGTGTCGCTGTCATCCACAAACGCAAGCTGCCCAGGATGCAGGTCAGCGCGGATGCGTTGCAGCAAATCGCCAGTGTCCTCTTGCGTTGCAACATCCATAAACCCAAGCAAGCTGCCGGGTTGGCAGATGCCGGCTAGCAAGCTCATGACATCTCAAACCGCAGCAGCTTTGCTTGATCCTCTAGGGCTTTAATTGCAATGCTGAGGTTCCCCTTAGCGCGTGCTTCACGCTCGTAATCCTGCAACCTTGCTAGTGCGGCTTGCAGCCATTGCGGTCGCTCTAGCTCCGAATCAAGGGCAATCAGCTTGCGCGCTTCCGCCATGTAATCGCGCACTTGACGCTCGCTGACGCCCCACAGCTCGGAACCGTGTTGAACGATCTGATGGTGGCTGTGAGCACGCAGGATGAGATCGTAAACCACGTTGACGCGGTTCTGAATCTCATCCTTGGTGCTCTTCTTTGCCACGTATTAGTTGCGGACTTGCACAGGCATTACCAGATAAGTTACACCGTCCACGCCATTGGGTGTCAATACCACGGGTGTGGTTGCCGTATTGGCGTGGAATGTGATGGATTCTGCGGGCTTGAACGCCTTGATGCCATCTAGCAGGTAGTGGACGTTGAAAGCCCATGCGCCATTGGCGGCGCCTTCCACCTTGAGCAGCTCCTTGCCGTTGTTGGCGTCTGATTCGGCGGTGATCTCAAGGCCACCGCTGCCGGCTGTGAGCTTGACGATGGAGTTGTGCGCATCGGCAATAATGGCGACACGCTCCAATGCACGGGTCAAGCGGCGGCGGTCGGCGGTGATGGTGCTTTTGAACTCAGCGGGTACCAGCTTGGCCACGTCTGGGTAGGTGCCATCCATGATGCGGCTGTAGATGGTGATGCCGTCACCTGCGTCGATCACGGCTTGGCCTTTGGCCACGGCGATGGTAACCACGCGATCTTGCAGCAGGCGCATGGTGCTGGCTGGCAGCACGAGGTCTAAGCCATCTGGCAGGTCAATGGCGTAACGCATGAGGCGATGCCCGTCGGTGGCCTCCATGTGGCCGCTGCCGAGGTGGATGCCTTGGAGCATCTGCTTGCTGGCGTCGGTGCTGGCAGCTGCCATGCAAGCGCGGATGCCAGCGGATAGGTGCAGCTCGCTCGTAGCAGCGTCTACAACCGGCAACGCGGGGTAATCCGCTGCATCAGCCGCTGCAAGCCCGTAGGAGCCCGCAGAAGCGGTCAGAGCGCCATCTGCGAGGGTCAGAGCCTCATCGCCGTCAAAGCGGCTCACAAGGCCAGCCAGCAGCCGATACGGCAGCGCTACAGCGCCATCGGTGTCCACTGCGGCTGGGATGGTGACGGTGATGCCGAGGTCAAGGTTGAAGCCGGTGATGGTCATGACGCCACCAGCGGCTTGGATCAAGCAGCAGTCAAGGATCGGATGGCTGCTGCGGTGGCTAACAGCAGGCGCAATGGTGCGCAATGCGTGATCGAGATCAGCTTGGCAGGTAACGGCTTTCATTTGGCAGTGGCGGCAGTGACGAGGCTGGTGATGATGCGTTCGTAATCAGCGGCGAAGCTATCCACGAGTTCCATGGGTAGCGGTACGCCGTCATCAATGGCGTTGTCGGCAATGGCTGCGGCATACGCCACTGCCTGGGTCATGGTCTCATGCAGCCGATTGATCACCGGCTGCTGCTTGGCTGGAATGTGAATGA